GTTGTCTGGCTGCATCTTCACCATCTGCTTTTTTAACACCTCTACTTATATCTTTAAAGTTTTTAGCAGCATCTTCTATAGCCAGTTCTGTGCCTTCAGCTTCTTCTTTTTCTACTTCTTTTTGTATTCTAGAACCTATAAAACTTTGAATAGCAGGGTTTATAGATTGCAATGCTTCTGCTAACTGTTCTATATCAGTTTTAGGTTGAACACTAGGGGGTGCTACAAAAGTATCTACAGGTCTTGCAGAGGATCGAAAAGCTGTACTTTGATAACTGTTAGTCATTAACCTATAAGTCCTGTGTAAGTTGTAAGTCCCTGTGTAGCGACATTCAGAAGGGTGCTACCAAGTGAAGGGACTTGGTTATAAGCCTGATTAATATTACTTTGCAGTTGATTCTGTCTATTATCTCTCTGTGCTTCTAACCCTTGTATATTTCTGCTGTATTGTCTTGTTGCTGATTCCAAAGCTTGGTTTATAGATTCTCTTAAGTTAGCAGATTGCCTTTCCTGATCTTGTAATAATAATCCTACTGTTAAACCTGCTTGTTCTGAAGCTCTTGTAGCACCTTGAGCTTGTAATCCTTGTATGGTCTTTGCCAGTTTTTCTTGTGCTGATGAAGCTCTTGTCTCTTTTAACTGTGCTGCTGTAGCTTCCTGTTGTCTGGCAAAAGATTTTTCTGCTGACTCCTGTGCTATCAAAGCTGATTGGTAAGTCTGATTAGCTGCAGCTTGTGCAGCCGATCTACCTGCTAAACCTGTTGCTAAGTTAAGACCTAAAGACCCAATAAAAAGATTGCTGGCAGCACCACCTAAACCTAAAATACCTGGCCCTGCAGCAGCGAATACACACATCTATGCAATCCTCAGAAATTCGTAGAATGGTTTACCCTGCATACCGTAGTGTTCGTGATATTTAATAAAAGTAAACCCAAGAGACTTTAACCATTTGATAGCAGAATCATTCTCTGCATATACAAAATTATATAGGATTTTGTATTTTTTCAACAGGTTATCTACCCATTCTCGACCTTTTCTTATTAGTTGTATTTTATATTTGTTATTTTCAAACAACTTATCTGTAGCAACCATCCATATAACACCACCACTAACCACACCACAAAGACCTATAGGTTGGTCATTATCATCAGCTATTGCCATATTTACCTTACTGCACATATAAGTTAACTGAAGGGCTTGTAAGGGTTCTTGTCCTGACTGGTAGAAAGCTTCTAACTTATCTACCTCTCTCATGTTTTTGGCAACATATCTAAGATCTTCTAAACCAGCTTTTCTTAAATGACCCATCTACACCCTCCTACTTCTAATATGAAATCTTGCTTCATATTCAGCACTATTTAATCTTGTAGGTAAGAAGGTATTATTCTTCACATCAATATTAACTCTATCTGCTCTGCTCATTACTGGCACTCTAAATGTTCCTGTTTCTAAATTCACTGTACCAATAGAACTGGAAGCAGCACCTAAAGATGTACCAGTAAAGTTATGGGTACTTGTATCTCTATTCTCTGGTGTGACCTCTACCTTAAAGAAACCTGAATCTTCAAACTTTATATAGAAATGATGAAGTTGTAATCGACCTCCTATTATTTCAGTACTACCACCTGCTTGTTCTGTCAGTCGTTGAGAACTAAATCTATAGTGCATTTCATAAGGTTCACCAATAATAACTTTTGATAATCTATAATCTCCTGTGGCTGTAACAGTTGTAGTAGAACCATCAGTATTTGTTGTGGTGGTAGATATGACCTGACCTGATTTTAAAGTTGTAGCACTTTGGTTTGCTGCTGCAATAAAGGTACTGGTTTCACCTGATGCCAGATGTCTTCCCACAATAGACATAGCTGCATACGTTCTATAAGGCAAAGTCCACGTTGTTGTATTAGTACTGCTGTTAAAAGCTATTGATACTCCTGTAGAGGCTTCTGTTATTTTATGATCTAGATGAAATTCAAACGTAGAATTTGTTTCTGCAAAGCCTGGTTCAAAAGGTAACTTTTCCAGTGAAACTACATTGTTGCTATTTTTTACAACAAGATATAAATCAGTATCAATAAAATCTACATTTAATATTGTTCTTGATGAATTAAAAACAAAAGTAGACCAAGCATTTAATATCTTTTCTCCTCTGTCTCCATATAACCATCTATTGATATACAACTTATTTGGATTATCGCTACCTAATAAAACAAGAACATCCTCATTAGTGGATATTGCCATTTTAAATATGTTGGCTGGTATGTATTTTGGTACATGAATAGTTATATCTGCTGCATCTTTTATCGCTAAATCTTCTTGTGCTATATATTCTCTGACACCAGCAAATAAACCTTTTTTTATAAGAAAATAAATACTTCTACCACTAGATACAGGAATACTACCAGTATCATTTTCAAACTCAGTTGCCACGTTTACGTTTGCTGTTTTTGGTGTCAACGAATCTGATGAAGAAGATAAGACAAATTGTGTTTGATCAGAAAACAATATAAGTTGTTCTCCCATTGTTTTTGAATTTTTTAATATTGATACTTTTGTATGTGAAGCTGTTACATCTATAGGATCTGAATCAATTACAGTCGTTACTGTTTCTGGAAAGAAGTTAAAGAACTCTGAAACACGAGAAAGAATAACATTATCACCAGATAAAAAACCTAATCTGTTTCTAAAGAAAAGAACATTATTAATCTTATTACCAACAAAACTAGAAGTAGGTGCTGTTGTTAAATCACCAACAGTTCTTTCGCCCCATTTAGGAATAGAAAAACCTTGACCTATTGTGCAGTTTGCATTAGTGTTAGCACCTTCATTGGTTGCTGTAATATAAGTAAAACTATCATCATTAACCTTTTCAATAACAAACTGTCCACTATTTAAAGAACCACTTACTTTTACAACATTAACTAAATCACCTGTAGCAAAACCATGATTTGTTTTTGTTATGGTGACTGTATTATTCCCAGTTGTAGAGGTATATGTAGCAGCAGTTTGTAAAGATGAAATTCCATAATTATCACCATCGACTCTTGCAAATCTAAAGTTATTATCTGTTTGTCTAATTAAGACATGAGGCATCGTGTCATAATTAAATTTAAAAGTAATACCTGGTTTTACACTTTCTTCCCACTGCCCTTCTTCAAAATCTCCTCCATTATTAGAGACAAACCTAACAAAATAATTATCAAAGTTAGTTGTATCATCACCCTTTACTTCAACAATATATCCATTAGGTGAAACCGTAGGTAAATCAGAAAATCTTTGTACTGAATTTTTTACTAATGTTATATGACTATTACCTTGAGTATCGTTACTATCAATAGTAAAAGAATCACCATCATTTTTTCTTATCCATAAAACAGGTCCATTTTGACTAATGGTAAAACCAGATAAAGCAGAACCTGTTGTTGGTGTCTGACTATTAGTTCCTAATAATTTCTCTAGTATTTCTGTTGCAACTCTAGTTGTACTTAAAGGATCATGACTGCTTGTATCTACTGTTGCAGTTGTACTGTTTACTGTAACGGTATAACTTGTTTTATCTGATACTTGATTAAAAAATACTACTGCCTGATTTTCTAAACTAACTACTTGACCACCTAAAGTATCTTGATTATACGGACTTAAAGAAGGGTCCATTGCTATTGACTTTGATGTGTTAACAACAAAGGTGAAGTCAGCAATAGTTACAGTCTTTATTTCATCTCTTGGATTTGTTGTAGCTAGATATGTTGTTCCGTCTGGTGTGTGTACAGTTCTTACAGTGCCATCTATGTCATAAACTTTAACAGCACCGTCTGTAAAAGCAGCAATATATCTTTCTGTTATATCTCTATTTATTGTATGAAGATGAACATTAGCATCAGTAGAAAAGTTGGCAAGAGTAGCTATGTATTGTGTACCACTACGCTTTTGTAAACCTTGCACAGGACTGCTATCAGCATTATCCTGTATATCACAGTGGTCTGCTTGTTTTGTAGAGTCTGAAGCCTGTGAAACTCCTCTTAGTAATGTAGGTATTGACCTTGATACTATTGCCATAGTTATCTAATTAATGCGTTAGATGGTGAGTAGGTATCAAAAACACTTGTTAAACTAGGATCTCCTCTTAGTAAATTGTGATCTGCATTTGCTAAATCTGTTTCCATTAGTATAGCTCTAGCTCTAATCTCATCTTGCTTGGTATAACTTCTTAAAGATTCATCTCCTACTAACCTGTCAACAAAAACTCTTGCAGCTTTTATAATTACATACTTTCTTGCAGGTTCTGGTATCTCTGCAAAAGTTCTTAAATAAACAATAGTGCAGGTTAAATCAGTATCAAAGGTATATACATGTTTTTTTCTGTTATATAATTTTAGTCCTCTTTGTATCGCATCTATATCAGGATGGTCATGAACATTAGGATCAACTATTAATACGTCTGAACCTAAGTTGACGTTATTACTACCATCTCTTGTTAAGACAACATCTATCTCTGTGTTGAAAGACCAGCCTTCAGATTGGACTTCTTTATTTATTTCAGTTAGGGTAGTTTGTGCTGTTTTTGCATCAACAGGTAATGTCCCTGTCAAAGTGTTTATAGGAGCTTCTCCTATTGCAGCCAACATTATGTTGACAGCTTCTAATTCTGTTGTTGCTGCTACACTCATTATTTCTTAGCAGTCTTAGCTGCACGTTTAAAGTTTGCTGCGGTTGGCGCACCTTTGCTGCCAGGTTTTCTCATCTTTTCACCAGATCCAGCAGCGATTCTTTTACGCTTGGCATGAATGTTGGCA